ATGACAAAGATGACAGGCAAAGGTAGTTATCGTGGCGTACCGTTTTGGATTGAAGATGAGCAGAGTCAAAATGGTGGACGTCGTGTTGTTACGCACGAATATCCTTTACGCAATGATGGTTTAACAGAAGATTTGGGCAAACGCCTACGTCATTATTCGGTAAGTTGTCTTGTGATTGGGGATGACCATATAGACCAAGCGGAAGCTTTAGTCGATGCGCTAGAAGCAGATGGTGCCGGTACGTTAAAACATCCTTATTTTGGTACACTTGAAGTGCGTGTTGATGATTATCGGATGCGTCACTCCACTGCTCATCAGCGTGTTACCCGTTTTGATATTACTTTTTTACCTGCACTAGATAGTAATGCCCCTGAAATTGCGGAAGATACCGCCTATTCGGTCTTCACGGAATATGAAAATGTGCTGAATAGCCTTGCAGACGGGTTTGCGGAAATGGTGGAGGATGTATCGGGCTTTATTGAGTCAATGGTGGACAATCCGCTATTCCGTTTGGTCGATACTACAATGGGGTTTATTGAAAATGTCTTTGAGGGTGTGGCAAATACAGTAAGTGGCTTGACCGCAGTAAAAGATAAGGCATTGTCAATAAAAAATCGTTTATACGGGTTGCTACTTACCCCTAAAGTGTTGGCTAGAGAACTGCAAGATTTGACCAAACTTAATGTAAAAAGTGCGGTAAATTCACAGCGACAATTTGTACAGCATATTGTTATTACTGACTCTATCGACACAGCATTAAGCAATCTCACATCAGGGAAAACGGAAATCAGCAAAAGTACCCTAGATGAGATGATGGCAGCGAAAACGAACAATGTGAGTGAAAGTGATATTTTAAGCCGTCAGTTTCGTAATTTACACGAGCAAGAGATCTTTGATGCTTTAATGAATAAGACCACCTTCTTGTTGAAACGTTTGGTGCTGTCTACGCTTGCGGTTGAATATGGCAAGGCAATCTCCGATGCGGTTACGGAATCGGTGGCACAAAAAGCGGTAACAGAAAGTACGGTAGCGGGGTTAATTGAGTCGAAAGCCGATGTACAACGCTATATCACTGATGTCGATGAGCAACTGGAAGCGGTTATTTTGGATAACGCCGATGCAGAACAATGGAAAAGTTATCAAGTCCTTGAAACTTATCGTTTGATTTTGTTAAAAGACTTGCGAGTGCGTGGCGAACGGTTAGCAAATGCGGCGGATATTACGTTAAAAGATACCTTCCCTGCAGTATTGTTGGAATACCAACATACAGGTAATGCGGTAACGTGGAAACGCTTGGCGTTGCGAAATGGCATTGCTCATCCGTTATTTTGTTTGGGCGGTTCAACCATTGAGGTGTTGCAATAATGGCAGAAGAAAAAAACTTACCTAAAATTGAGTTGTATTTAAACGGTAAAATCTTTTCTGGTTGGAAAACGGTCAATATCCAACGTTCACTTGAATCAATGAGCGGTCGCTTTGATTTAGGTATTGCAGTACGTCCTGAGGATGATATATCGGTACTGAAAGTTGGATCGTCTTTAGTGTTGAAAGTGGGCGGTCAAACGGTAATTACAGGCTATTTGGACGAGCTAAAACAAAGTATTGCAGGCACTAATAAGCAGATTGATATTAGTGGTCGAGATAAAACCTGTGATTTGGTGGACTGTGCGATTATCCATAATAGCTATCAATTCAAAAACCAAACGGCAAAACAGATTGCTGAAGCGATTTGCAAGCCGTTTGGGATTAAGGTGGTGTGAAATGTGACCACGGCAGAAGCTAATGAGCGTATCCCTGTTTGGCAAGTCGAACCAGGGGAAACCGCTTTTGATAATCTCAGCAAAATTGCTCGCCATAAAGGTGTATTAGTCACAAGCGATGTGGACGGCAATTTAGTGTTTACTGAACCAAGTACTGCCCACGTGGGTGAATTAACGCTTGGTGTAAACCTGTTGGAGTTAGAACAGATGGATAGCTGGCACCAACGTTTTTCGCTTTATCGGGTCATTGGTGATGCAGAGCAAGGTGGTGAAAAAGGCGATGTTGCAACTAAAAATAAAGCGGTCAAAGGCTCTAGTTCTAGTCAATCAGATAAAGATAACGTGACCGAGTTTACAGGATTTGTGGGGTAAAGAATGAGTGCAAGTGGTTTAAAAGTTGAAGTAGCAGATCCTGTAATTACTCGTTATCGTCCGACCATTATTATTGCCGATGATAATATGACTGGGGCAAGTGGCTATCAGCGTGCCGATTGGGAACGTAAACGACGTACCGCAGAAGGCTCGAAAGCCACAGCAAAGGTTCGGGGTTGGTTTAAGCCTGATGGTTCGCTTTGGCTACCTAATGAGGTCGTGGTACTTGATGCCCCACTGTTTAGCATTAACAAAGTGGAGCGTTTAATTATTGATTGCAGCTATACCCTTGATGATAGCGGTATGGTGACCGTGATGACATTAATGCACCGTGATGCCTTTGATGAACCAGCCGATGAAACATTGGACGATGTGGACGGTACAAGCGGTAAAAAATCATCGAAAAAAGGCAAAAAAGCTAAAGCGAAGAAAGCGAAAAAATCTAATAAAGATAACGTAGCTGAATTTACAGGCTTTGTCTAATACGAATTTAAACGTTATTTAAAGGAGATTTATGCAAGCTTTAAATCGTGTGATTGCCCCACTTAAACGAGGGTTGCAGTTATTAGTGAGCCGTGCGGTAGTGTCAGTTGTTAATGATGCTTATGCTCGGCAAAATTTACAGCTCCGCTTACAATCTGACGAGGTAGCCGATGATGTGGAGCGGTTCCAGAATTATGGACATTATTCGGTACCAAAGGCTGGCGAAGCGATTGTGGTGTCGGTGGGTGGGAAACGATCTCACTTAGTTGCTATTGTGGTGGATGATAAAAGTGTGCGTCCCGCTGGGTTGATTGCAGGCGATTCTGTGTTGTATCATTTAGATGGTCATCAACTCCGACTCACCGAAAATGGCGAAGCCATCCTTTCTTGTAAAAAATTCACGATTGAAACTGAAACCCTTGACTGCAAAGCTCAGACAGTTACGTTTGATAGTCCGCAAACAACGTTTAAAGGCGATGTTGCTATTATGGGAACATCAACAGCAACAGATCATATGTCGGGCGGAATCAGTGCAAAAGACCACGACCACGAGCAAAAAGTGGGTAAACCTGTTCCGTAAGGAGCAGTAAATGTCAGATTTAGCCTTGCAATGGCGAGATGGCGAAGGCGACTTGGTTTTAGATAACGAGTCGCTTTTATTAGATGATACGCTTACCAATGCCATTGTCATTAGCCTTTTCACTGATTTACGTGTGGATGGCGAGCGTGGTTGGTGGGGTAATTCTTTTAATTCTGATGATTATCAAATGGGCTCAAAGTTATGGACATTGAGCCGTTCTAAACAATTAGCGAGTGTACTTGATGATGCACAACGCTTTGCTACCGAAGCCTTGCAGTGGATGCTTGATGATAAGGTAGTTCGCAGTTATCAAGTTTTTGCTTCTAATCCAGCCCCTTCAGTTCTGTTGTTAGAAATTTCGTGTGTGATGCCAAACGGTAGCACAGAACAACGTACTTTCACAGCAAACTGGAGCCTTTAATGTCTTTTAACTCTCCGACATTATCAAGTTTAATCAAACAAGGTGAGCAACAATTTCAGCATCGCTTCCCAACGCTTAAACGTAACAATGTTTTAAGCGTGATCAACCGTATTTGTGCGGCAATGAGTGCTGGGGAGCATATGCACCTTGATTGGCTTGCTCGTCAAATTATCCCGACTACAGCTGAAGAAGAATACTTAATTGAATACTGTCTTTATAAAGGTATTGTTCGTAAGCAAGCAACTACTGCTTCGGGGTATCTCACTGTGACCGCAGCCATTGATACTACTATTCCAGAAGGTACGGTGTTTGAAGATAGCTCAAGTGGCTTAACTTACATTACAACAACCGAAATGAGTGTGAAAGCTGGTACGACGGATATTGCCGTGCAATGCGAAACGGACGGTGCTGATGGAAATTTATCGGTAGGTGTGTCTCTCTCATTAACCTCAGCAATTTTGGGTTTACAGCCTACTGCAACCGTGAAATCAATGACAGGTGGTGCGGATATTGAGCCTTTATCTCGCTTACTTGCTCGCTTGATATATCGAGTACAAAACCCACCCGCAGGTGGCGCTCCACACGATTATGTTCGCTGGGCGACAGAAGTGGCTGGAGTGACTCGTGCGTGGTGTTTCCCCCGTTATTTTGGTGGTGGGACTGTTGGTGTTGCATTTGCTTGTGATGATCGGAGCAATATTTTACCAACAGAGGACGATATTGCTCGTGTGAAAAACTATATTACAGGTCATAAAAATGAAGCGACAGGACAATTTGAAGGTATGCCTGCGAATGTGGAGCTTTATGTATTTGCCCCACAATTTCAAGAGATTAATTTCAGTATTCGCCTTGCACCTAATACAGAAACATTACGGCAAGCTGTGAAAAAAAGTCTGCAAGCCTATCTTATCAATGCTGGTGTAGGAGCCTTGCTTTATTTATCTCAAATTCGTGCAACTGTATCAAATACAGCTGGTGAGGTCGATAACAGTGTTATGTATCCAACAGCAGATATTCGGTTGCCAAGTAATCATATTCCAGTAGTAGGGGAAATTACATGGCTATGACACACGAGCAGTATTTAGATGCTGCGGTGAAATTGCTACCCGTGGGATTAGCTTGGAAGAGAGCTTTAAATAGTAATTTAACTAAAGTGCTTGCAGTGCGGTGCGACCAACTTGTTGAGGTAAACAATAAATCTCACCAACTGATTAAAGAGCGAATGCCAGGGAAGGCTACTCTTCTGCTTGAAGAATGGGAAGGTTTTTTCGGTTTGCCCGAGTGTGGACGAAAAATCACAGGTAAAACACTGGAACAACGACAACAGCAAGTACAAGAAAAAGAAAATGAAGTTGGCTCGAATTGCAAGTTATTTCTAGAAGAAATCGCACAAAAAGCAGGATTTAAAGTAAGAGTTTTGAGTCATTATCCTCATCATTGTTTGAGGGATTGTACTTATCCACTTTATGAGCAGGAAAACCATTGGCGAATTTTTGTTTACAGTCCTGCCGTATCAATTATTCGGCAAGCGACTTGTTTAGATGATGTGTTGAAAAATTTAGTGTTATTTGAGCGTAATAAAGAGTTGGAATGTTTATTAAAACGCTGTGCATATGCTCATTTAGAATTTGTTTTTATTTACGAAGAGGAAGCTTAATAATGTATCACTTAGACAATGAATCAGGTGTTTCTACTTTTGCATTAGTACCAGTGAAAAACACTCAACGCCTTTGGTTTACTGAAGGTGGTCATGGTAATGCTATCAGCTATCCTGGCGCTGACTGGTTTAATATGGTTCAGGCGGAATTACTCTCTATTTTAGATGATGCGGGTATTCAACCAAATAAAGGGCAATTAAATCAGATCTCGCTTGCTATTCGTAAATTATCAGAAAATAAAATTGAAAATTTTGGTCAACAACTCAAACAAGCTGATGGCTACAAACTCGTGGGACGTTGTAAATCTATCGCAGAACTTCGCACTATCCGCCCGACAGAGCATGGGCAACGAATCTTGGTAGATGCGTACTATGAAGGTGGTACAACTGGCGGTGGTGAGTTTGTGGCTGACTTGCAGGATATGATTACGCCTGATGATAGTGGGCTTTGCTTTGTGGTTGAAGGTGGTAATGCAGGGCGATGGAAACGTGTTTTCGGCAGTGAAATTTCCGCCTTTGAGTTTGGAGCTGTAGCTGATGGTGTCACTGATGATTCACTAGCAATGAATGTTGCTGCAGCACATTGCCAAAAGAAATGGGGTAAAACCTTATCGCTTTGTGGTGAGTTTTATCTCGGTTCAACAGTTAATCTTCGCCATTGTAAAGTGGATGCTACTCGTGCGAAATTTATCGTAGGTCATAATGGCATTGGTGTGATTTTAGGTGGTGCAGGAAACAATGCAAACAACCCGATACAACAAATAGATGAGGTTATCCGCACAGCAGGAATGCAAGCTAGCACTCGTCGTTCGCCTTTGGTACGAATCATCGGGGCAAAAGGACAACATATTAGTATCAATCGTGCGGATTATGTGCAGATTTATGCGGATGCCACTGTCGGTAGTTCATATAACGATAACTATTCTAGTGCTTACTCCACCTTTAACTTTAAATATATTAATACTATTGAACTTTTTGGCGAAAATGGTGGTTGGATTAACGAGAATATGTTTAATCTGAATCGATGCCATAAAATCGTGCTTGATGGTGATTATCTTCACAACCACAATGTGTTTAATCGTGGTTGTATGGAAGGACAAGGTGAAATCTATTGTAACGGGTCGAGTAATCAGTTTATAGGTTTTCGTTTTGAACGTAGACCGAGTAATAGTAGCGACACATTATTCATTACGTTCACAGAAAATGCTTGGAATAACCATATTGAAGCAAGCTGGCAATCCTCAAAAGGATACACGAATAACCCTTATGGAACGCATTTAATCACGGTGATTGATGACGGTTTGGGGAATACTATAAATCATATTGCAGCAAAAAATAGTCAAGACGTTCCTATATTTTCGCTAACGTCGCAAGCTGATATGGCTACAGCAGGCACAGGGACTGGTGGTGTAGTGGGATTAAGTAATTTGTCAGGTGTGCGAAATTTAAAACGTTTACCAAATGGCAAATTCGAAATTATGAATAATCATACTGTAATTTACGAATCGCCACTCATTGATCTTGCTCAATCGCCGATTGTGTGGTTTCGCTCTTCTGAACCGCATTTTCGAGTGAGTGTGTACTATTTCAATGCACAGGCACAACGTCTCACTAACAAGTCGGAAGTGGGTGAGATTTTTAGTGGTAGTCTGCATTGGAACGATACTGAAGGCTTTAGTTTTATGCAGGCAAATGCACAGAATGTCAATATTCATGCAAAACCAAATCAAGCACGATTTGCTAAAGTGATTATTTCATCTGGTTCAAGTGTGGCTGGATTGACGTTTGATGCTTTTGCTTTGGGTATTCGTCAGTTTAACTGTTTTTCTAAAATTGATGGTTTTCGTCTTAACACATTGACTGAGCAGAAACTCGGTAATCAGCCATTAATTTATCAAAATCAAGAAATTGATATGAATAAAGTGACAGAAGGCGTGGTTTGCTATAAATCTGACTTAACCGAAATGCGCGTGAACATTCAGAAAATGCCGCTATTGATGAAATCTATCGTGGATAAAACTATCACGCTTGCGGTGCCCAAAATGTTCTTAGAGCGTGGCAAAGGCGAGTTGCTTTACAAATCAGATACAGACGGCAGCTACAAACGCATTGCGGTGGCATCGGGTTATCACATCACTATCACGCTAACCGAAAATGCGCCAGCAGATTTAAGCGTAAACAGCGAAGCCTATTTCATCATCACTAAAGTAAAAGGGTTATAAAAATGGCAAATTATCAAGGTCAATATGTGTTTCGCAAATCGGACAAAGCGATGTTGATGTGGACAAAAGAAGGTGAGCTTAGCCCCGAATTTACGGCAATTCCCCCGCCGACAGCTGACCACGAGTGGCAAAATAATGAATGGGTATTGCCCAAAGCGGTTTATTTAGCACAATTAGCAGAGGCAAAAAGCTATTTATTACACCAGTTAACTGACAAGGCAGACCGATTTAAAGCACAGATTTTATCGGGCTACTCCCAAGCAGAAATCGACAGTTTTTATCGCCAAGAGCGTGAGGCAAGAGAATGGAAAGTCAACAATCAAGTGAAAACGCCGATGTTAAGCCAAATTGTCGAAAGTCGCCCTGAAGTGCCGAGCCTTGCGGTATTGGTTGAAAAAGTGATTGAAAAAGCTGATGCCTTTTCGGCAGTGATGGGGGGCATTATCGGTAAAAAACAAGCGATTGAAACCCGTATTGAGCTTGCAAAAAACAACGAAGAATTAACCGCTTGCGAACAGGAGATTGAGCAATGGCAACTAGCGAACCACTAAACAAATGGGGTTATCATGTCTTAATAGCCTTAGACCAACTAGCAAACGCCCTACTACGTGGGGCATCGGACGAAACCTTTTCAAGCCGTACTTATCGAGGGGCGGTGCTAGCCAAACAGCCTAAAAAGCGTTGGAAAGTAATGTATCGCATTATTGAGGGTATTTTCTTTTGGGAAAAGGGTAAACACTGTAAAACAGCATTTCAAAGTGAGTTAAAAAGAAAACAATATCCAGCAAGTTTTAGGAAAAAGGAGATTGAATGATATTACAAAAGGAACATGCTGATAAAGCAAGCAAGCTTACAACGATTTTGACAACTATTCTGAGCGTTTACAACATATCCCTGACATTAATCAACTACGCCAACAATTAGCTGTTGCCCTTGCTGATTGCCCCAAAGGTAAGCGGTTAGATAAGACGAAAAAATTGCAACTAATTGAGATTATTGAAGCGTTTAAGGGATATAAAAACCCACATATTCTATGTTCTTGGCTATTGTTTAGCGGTCAGCAAGTGAAGAGTCTTGAGGAGTTATATACTCAAGACTTCTGGCATTGCTTACGGCAGAGCGATTATCCAAGTGCAGAGGGTTATCTTGATGGTGTAGAGATTGTTTGCGAGTCGTTTCATCAATTAGTGCCGCGTTTTTCAGGTAAAGAAAAGGTGTTACTTGTGCTTGACCCACCCTATCTTTGCACCAAGCAAGAAAGCTACAAACAGGCAACCTATTTTGATTTAATTGACTTTCTAAGGCTTATCAACCTAACTAAACCGCCTTATATTTTCTTCAGTTCAACAAAATCGGAGTTTATTCGGTTTATTGAGTATATGCGGGAAGATAAAGTAGATAATTGGCAAGCGTTCGATGGAGCAAAGCGGATTGTGGTGAATACATCTACAAGTTATAGCGGAAAATATGAAGACAACTTAGTGTATAAATTCTAAGAATAACGCCCTTTAAAGTTGGTTTAAAGGGCGTTTAAATTTAATCTAATTCAGATAATAAACAATAAAACGGCGGTGCTGATGGGGCGGTTGAGGTAAATTGTACAACGCTATCTTTGCGACCATCTTCAATAAAACGAATATCTAAGAATGCAAGGTTATACACAAAGGTTTGTCCCCGTCCATTTGGTAAGGTGTATTGCGATCCGTCAATGGTAAAACGTTGTTCTTCTCTTACTGCAACTAAGGCTAGCTCTAACATCATTTCTTGCTCAGTTCTCAT